TATTCTTCGCAAGTTCTAGACGCAAACGACTTTTTTGAAGTTGGCATCAACATACCAAGGTTTGTAGAACTGTTTGGAAACCCTGTGGCAGAGTTCTTTGGATCTTTAGCAGATTTAAGACTATATGTTGCAGGAGAAAAAGATAACACTAAAACATTTACTGGTAAGGTATACAATGTTGGATTTGCAACAAAGTATAATTTTCAAAAAATAAAAACTTTGTTTAACTCAGTCGGAGTTCCAAAACTTCATGAAGACATATTTTTTATGTATCAAAATAATCAAACAATAGACATAGATGGTGGATATGACACAGTGTCTCTACCTCCTTACGGTGGTCTAACTGACTTAGTCCCTGGAGCACTCTCTGGTGGAGGGGTTATACCTTTAGAGGAAGATTACCTAGTTGAACATACAGCCAGTTATACATTGTGTCCAGACATTTTATTTGAAACATATACTCTTGCTGTTTCAGCCAATGGATACTGGGAGGACAACTTACCTCTTACCTATTTTGCAGAGTCAGTTTTTGACACAAGGGGGGATCAGTATTTTGATCTTGACTTTATACAGTTTAACATAAACTATCCAATCCCATCAAAAACAATTGCCATAGAAACAAACCCAATTGATTGGACATACGCAGATCTTGCAAATGAGTATGGAGTTCCAGTTCAAAGAAGTTATGAGTCACTCGATAACTATTTATTTACAGGATATAACGATTATGAAGATTTAAAAAATAAGATATCAAAAGATTACAAATATGACACAGATGGAGCATTAGTAAAAACATATGTTACATTTCAATATACAGAATTAGGTGCTAACGCAGTAACAGATTATTTTGTTAAAATAGAAAGACCAGCAAGAAACGGAGTTTTGATTCCAGGAACCGATTGGATGACAACAAAATATGAAGTAGTAGATAACATGATTATCTATCCACCATCAGGAGTTGACTTTAATGACCTATCAATTGTTACACACATAGACGTAAATGTAAAAAACTCTTTAATCAATAACGTCAGCATTAAGAAATTGTCTTATGCTTCTCAAGCATTAAATGAATCTGACGCAAGCCCAATAGGAACAACATTTGGAACTCCTATTTATCCATACACAAAAACTGGAATTTATTATAACTTTAAAAAGAACAATCCTTTTTCAATTTATACAGGATCATCACCATACTTATATTTAACAAAGACAAGCGGAGTACAACTAAAAGGAACATATGATCCGCTAGTAAATAGAGGTCTTATGATTCCAGTCAATACAAGCAGAGCAGACGGGTTTAAAGTAATTGCCTTGCAACTTGCCGTTAGGTTTGATGGTGAGTATTTCCCATATGCTCCAACAGAAATATTTGAGATAGAAAGTAAAGAGTCTTACATAAAGTTCTATATGGTTGCTTGTGACCCAAGCGGAAGACGAGCAAAAGTATATGCCATAGATACAAAAACTGGACTAGTTCAAGACGGCATTGGTTTTTATTGGAACGGAAAGATAGTAAGAGAGCCAGTTATATCATTAGAAGACTGGGGATTTTTGGGAATTGAGTTTGCAGATAGTTTAAACTTTTCATATTTTGAGGGGGCAATAAGATTGACTGGCCCACTGTTATTTAACAACATTTCTTTCTATCAGTCAACAAACTTGCAAGAAGTCCAGAATGTAGCAGAGAGACCATGGTTTAGGGTTAAGGTACTAAATGGTCTAGACTTGGACTGGAAGTTCTGGAATACTGGTTCGTTTAACTGGAATAAGGTACTGGTTTTATCAGAAACAAGTTATTATGGGGTAAACCCTTCTGAAGTTTATAAAAGTTATACTGGAACAAACAAGATCATAGTCGATACTGATAAGGTTTTACGTCTAGGCAATTACAAATATACTGCCTATTCGGATGTAAATTGGAACCAGGTAGTAGTAGATCCAGTTTGATATGGTATACTTATGGTTATGGATTCATTAATAGACCCAAAAACTGGTCAACCAATTGTAAAGAATGTAAGACGACAAGTCATTGAAAAAAACTATGACTGGGGTCTTTATGTGTATAAGAAGGCAAACGGCAAGTGGTTTACAGATGGCAATGGCTCTGTGCTTAATATTCCTTCAGACAAAAACGATATTTCAAGAATGGCAGAATTAAAAAAGACTGCAATGCATTATGGAGACCCAGGAGATGGTACCTGTGTGTTTGTTCCAGGACTAACAAGAGTTTCTGAAGAAGAGTATTCTGAGCAAGTTGATAGACTAAACGCTGGACTTATTCCTTCTCTAAATGACCTTGGTGCAGTTCAGGCAGCAAAAGATACTATTGCTAAGTATGGAGACGAGGACTAATTATGGAATATAATGAGTACGAAATCGGTGCAAGAATTGATGATGCAATAAAGAAGGATGACACCTTTTCAAAGTCAGATCCATTTAATGGTAACTGGGATACACTAAAGTCTCTTGACGGACTAGAAGCAAATTTTAAAAGGCGCATCAGCAGATCTGCAACCAAGATGGTTGAGCCAACAACACAATATACAACTGCAGCACTTGCTGGAAAAAGCGGTATTGATGGAGCACAGTCAAAAGAAATAAACCCAGGGTTAGTATATGTAAACGGCTACGGAATGTTCGATGTCATTACACCACCATGGAACCTTTATGAATTAGCAAACTACTATGACACTTCATTTGCAAACCACGCAGCAATTGATGCCAAGGTAGAGAACATCGTTGGACTTGGTTATGAGTTCAAGGTTTCTCAAAGAACAATGATGAGACTTGAGTCATCAGAAGATAACAGTGCAACACAGAAGGCAAGAAAGAGAATTGAAAGAACAAAGATTGAAGCAAGAGACTGGCTAGAGTCACTTAATGACGACGACTCTTTTACAGCCACAATGGAAAAGGTTTACACAGACTTACAGTCAACTGGAAATGGTTACCTTGAAATTGGTAGAACCACTCGTGGAGAAATTGGATACGTTGGACATATACCAGCGACAACAATGCGAGTAAGAAGAATCAAAGACGGCTATGTTCAGATCATTGGAAATAAGATTGTCTACTTCCGTAACTTCGGAGCAAAGAATCCAAACCCACTAACAACAGATGCTAGACCAAACGAGATTATTCACTTTAAGCAGTACTCACCTCTGAATACATTCTACGGAGTGCCAGACATTATGTCGGCTATCAACTCATTACATGGAGACTCACTTGCCTCACAATATAACATCGACTACTTTGCAAACAAGGCAGTTCCAAGATACGTTGTAACATTAAAGGGTGCAAAACTTTCTGGAGATGCAGAAGATAAGATGTTCCGATTCTTGCAGACAAATCTCAGAGGGCAGTCACACAGAACGCTATATATTCCACTTCCAGGTGATAGCGAAAATAACAAAGTTGAATTCAAGATGGAGCCCATCGAAGACGGCATACAGGACGGCTCATTTAAAGAGTATCGTAAACAAAACCGTGATGACATCCTAGTAGCACATCAAGTACCACTATCTAAACTTGGAGGTGGCGATTCTGGATCTATAGCAGCAGCACTTGCACAGGATCGTACCTTTAAGGAGCAGGTTGCAAGACCAGCACAGAGACAACTTGAAAAAATGATCAACAAGATTATTCGTGAAAAGACAGATATCATTGAGTTTGTATTTAACGAGTTGACATTGACAGATGAAATTGCACAGTCTCAAATCCTTGAGCGTTATGTTAAGAATCAGATCATGACTCCTAACGAGGCAAGAGTTGTTTTGGATATGCCACAAAGAGATGGTGGCGATGAGGTCTTAGACCTTAAACCAACCACGGCAGCAGAAGCAAATACAACAAGAGCAAGAGACTCTGAACGAACAAATAATAATTCTGATAGCACTTCAACCGTTGCTGGAAGAAACCCAAAGGGAGAGGGTCGAAGCAACCCTTAATGTCTAATATGTCCACATTGTGATATATTTATAAAAGGGGGTTTATAATATAATGGTGAGCAATATATCCAAAGCCCATTGGAATTCAGATGGGGAAAATTTACGTCTTTCCATGCCACTTACTAAGGTGGACAAGGAGCGTCGAATCGTTTCTGGATTTGCCTCTTTAGACAATATTGATAAGCAAGATGATATTGTAACAGCAGAAGCATCAATGGATGCATTTGCAAAATTCCGAGGGAACATCAGAGAAATGCATCAGCCACTAGCAGTAGGCAAGATGGTCTCATTCAAAGCAGATAAGTATTTTGATCCAGAATCAAAGAAGTTTTATAACGGAGTATTTGTATCAGCATATGTTTCAAAGGGTGCACAAGATACTTGGGAAAAAGTTCTAGACGGAACACTAACTGGTTTTTCTATTGGTGGACGTATGAACAAGTGGGACGAAGGGTTTGACGAGAAGTCAGATAAAGCAATTAGAATTATTAAGCAATATGATTTAGTTGAGTTGAGTCTTGTAGATTCCCCAGCAAATCAATTTGCAAACATTGTATCTGTTGAAAAGGTTGACGGAGTAAATGTTATTAAGGGTGACG